CATCCGCTCCGCAGTTGCTTTCAAAGAGTTAAAGTCTTTTTCCGTGCCATTCGTTAGTGCTTGAACCCTCAATAGGTTGGCCTCAAACGTAGCAAACCTTTTTGTAGCCGCCACCATGCCAGCACCAATAAGACCAGCACCAACCGCTGCCATTTTGCCCATCCGAACAAAACTGGCTCCCATGCGTTTGGCATCTCTACGCATCCGTCTGAGATCACGACGAATCTTCCGCATTTTGCGGGTAAAGCCCGATACTCGTGCGCCGATCTCAATATGTAGTGCTTTGATGCTTGCCACGGTTTAGCCTTTGGATTTTGACATGCCCATAAGAATCGCCTTCATCTCATCAAGCGTCTGTTCTTTCTTCGGCAACCACGGCATAAACTGTTCCGGCTTGAAAGCAGTTGAGTTTTTGGCCCTATGGGCATTTGCAATGACAGATGTCTGGATGGCTAGTCCAGCATCAATACGCTCAGGCCCAATGGGACTGATTCTGTCGTAAGCCATGAACAGTGCAAGATCATGGCTACTCATGCTACGGATTTGAGAGAGGGGTTGTCCTAGTGCCAGTGCCAACTTGAGCATGAACAGAAGTGTTGGCCTGGCTTTTATTCCCCCTCAAGATCCTCAATATCTTGACTGCTGAATCCATTTAGTTTGGAGCAAGCACCAAAGACTTTATCAACCGCAGCAGCGGACTTGCGACCCAGAGCCTCTGCATCAGCATCGGTGAACAGTCTTTCACCAGCCTCATCGCACGCACAAAGCACGACCAGCCGCGCACGGATATTGGTGAGGTTCTGCTTTTTGCCAGTGCCTACGCAACTCGCCTCAAACTTGTCACGTTCAGATGCTGTCAGCATTCGGATGTAAAGTGACCCACCCCATTCAGGGACTTCTACCACTTCTGGTTTCAGGTCAACGACATTGAGGATTGCATCTCGATCAAGCATCAGGAAGCGTCCGCATCCGTGCTGATTGCCTTAACAACCTTCAGGGTAACGCTTGCGGTTTCCGCTTCATCCATAGCAATATTATTGCTAAAACTTTGGACAATGCAGGTTCCTGAGAATGTCAACGGATCTGTACCTTCTGCTGTCGTTGCGGCAAACTCGATCTCCCAAGCGTTTTCCGCTCCAGTTGCAACAGCCGCTTCAAGCAACACCTGACCAGCATCATTGTTGTCAAAGCTCAATGTAACGTCACCGCTAACCTTAAAGGTAACGGACATCGTAACTACTTCATCCACTGCGTTGTTGATACTCAGTCCAGTGATGAATGCACTGAACGAGATGGTATCGGTTGCAGCAAGAACAATGACAGCGGTTCGAGCCGTACCAGCAACCATGTCATCGACGAGTCCCTCGTGCTTTTTGTCATCCCCCCCGCCATCAGTCAAGCCCATTTGCAGCTCAAGTGTTACTTCACCCGAATCCGCGAAACCGCCTAGAAACGCACGGGTTGGGGTGGCTTGGGTGTTGCCACCAGTAATATTATGGGTTTGGGTGCTACCCAAGGTGGTCACATCAACGATGTTCCTCTCTTGTGACGGGCCACTGATGGACATGACTTGCCCAATCTCGTTTGTCCCCCAAGTGAAGGTGGCTCCATTGCCAAGTGTTGCTGTCATATTATGAATCCTCTGGCCTGTATGAAATCAGGAATGAAAAACGTCTGGTGTATGTGCCAGTTCTGCCGCCATCGACAGGTGGGCTGTATTCAATTCGGTCATCAGTATGGGTGATACCCAGAATCCGTACATTTACCAACCCATCGTCGTTGATAAAGACGTTGCCACGACCACCAGACATGCTTCTACGGACATATTCACCCAATTTGGTAGCGTCAGAGTACGTTTCAGCAATGCAGTAAATGTCCACATCTGATTGAATCAGGTTGTTTCTACCCTCAAGGTTTCGCTTGGGATCAGAACCAGTGATCTCGTACATGATGGCGGGCAGGGATAACTCTTGATCCAAAGCGACAGGACTGATCCGGGTAGAAACCATGCCATTGATGTCTGAATCGTTTTTCAGTTTCGTGAACAGGGCAGGTTCCAATCGCACTTCTATTGACATCAGATACTCCCCCCTATGCCCATCTTCATCTTCTTCCGTATAACCTTAGCCATCTCTAGTGCATAACGCTTAGGGATGTGCTTTTCGAGTTTGTTGATTGCACCTGTCAAGTAATGTCCAGGTTGTGTAGCACCAATCCTCACAGAGTATTTCCGACCATTGAATCCTCTGATTCTCATCAGAAATGATCTACGACCAAACTCCATGATTGCAGCAAGTTTGAATCTGGGGTTTTTCGGCCTACCTATGGCAACTCCAACCATGCCAACAATCTGCTTGTTGATTTTGTGAACTGGTTTCGATGTGTTGATTGCTTTCTTAAGTTCGCCCCTTGCACCACCGCCAGGACTCGGCGCACGCCTTTGGGCCTCTTTGCGAACTGGAGTCAATGCAACTTTTTGCAAGGCACGCTTTAAAGCCTTGTCACGATCAATGTTTTCGACCGTCGCTATAGCCCTAGCCAAACGATCAAAGTCTTTCATGTCAACATTGATACCAAGATCAGCCGCCTTACCCATCAGACAATCTCCAGTGCCATGATGTCTAACTGCTCATCCAGCTCGTCACGATTTAACACTTGAACTACTTCAAAAACTCTTGTGCCAAACTTGATCCGGCTTGTTGGCGTGATATCTGTCCTGTAACGAACAGAGATTTTGTGAGTAATTCTTGCTTTTGTTTGCTCACCATCTTGCAACTCTGTTTCTTTGGTGGGAACAACCCTAGCCCAGCAGGACAAACCATCGCTGTATGAGTGATCCCGCTCACCCATTGCGTCTACCGTCACAGATGAGTTCTGCACGGTGATTCGATGTCTCAGCATCCCTGAACGCATTAGAAAGCCCTTTGTGTCTGGTACTGAGCCAAGATTCGGTCCACGCCATGAGGCACAATCTGCATCTTGACGGGATCTACCGCTTCCCGATGCTCGTACCAGTGGGCAACCAACATCTTGACCGCCAACTTCAAAGGCTCCACTTCGATCCCGGTGATTGGGCTGGCGACACCAATGCCTGCTTTGTATTCGACCTGAATGGCTGCGTTTTGCTCCGCAAGTGTGGGCCACTCTTTCCCCTGCTTCAAACCGATCACGGGGATGAATGTTCCCGAAGCTGGTGTCACATAGTTTGTCGCAGCAAAAGTCTGACTCGAACCGTTTGTGTCTGTGTAAGTGATCGTTAGATCAGAAGCCTCGTTGTAAAAAAAGGGTCCAAAAGGCAGTTCAAGTGAATTCCATGTTGGAACCTGGTTGTAACGAACTGTCAAAGTTGTACGAAGCATCTTTAGTTTGGTGACATTCTCCACATAATTGATTGCAGCAGTCCGCAATGCACCAATAAGAACATCATCATCACTAAGATCAACACGGGACCAATCTTTACACTCGCTTACAGATACAAAGTCACCTGACTCTGGAGCACTCTGTATCAATGTGTAGATTGACTGTACCGATTGCGCTAAAGCAAGCATCCCCGCTTGATTCGACTGGATTTGAGACATAAAAGAGCCTAGAGGGTTTCCCCCCTAGACTCCGTGGTTCAATGGTTATCAAGCCATCGTCAAAACTTTGAATGCGTCATTGAGCATTCGGTTGCCATCGTTGTAGGCAATACCCTTCACACCAACTTGGTCGCTGGCGGAGTAGAGTTCTGGGAGTGAGGTGAATTCAAACCCACCAAAGTCAACGATGTAGTAGTAGGACAAGTCACCAAATCCGACTGGAGTGGTGGTTGTTGCAACAGCAGCAACGAAGTCAGACTCGTACATTGGCTTCCCAAGCAAGGTATCAGGAGCCTCACCCAAACCTGGGGTCAAGAGGTACTGGTTGTTGCTGTCCTTCAACTTACGAAGGATTTGGGTTGCTTCTGGTGAGAAGATCCAACCGGCTCCGGGGGCTGAACGATACTCTTTTGCCACCGAGTAGAACAGATCAATAATGTTATCTGCGGTGAAAGAGTCAGCAGCATCAGCAGTCTTACCACTGGTTGCACCGTCAAAGATACCCTTTGGCTCGTTGGAAGCAGAACCCGCACCGACCAAGAACTTCTGGAGTTCGACAGAAGCAAACTGCTTGGCGAAAGAGTTGGAGATGTAGGATTCCAGTTGACCCTCAGAGAAAGTTCCATTGAATCGAAGCAACTGATTGCTGATCTTCATAATCCGTCCGAGTCGGCGTGGGAAGAATGAAGTTTGTGAGAAGGCGTGATCATCTTCATCAATGGATGAGTTTTCGGCCTTGTAGGTTGCAGCACCGATGTCAGACTCAACAGCAAAAGCAGTTTGATTGCCAACAGTCATCGTGGTTGCGGCTTGACGCATCCAGTTCAACTCTTGACGGAGTTCGACAATTTGCTGTTCAATCGTGGTAGTAGCCAGGAAGCCACCAGCAGAGTTGGTTCCAATGGACAAAGCACGGCTTTCATCAGCCGACAGGTTGCCACCAGCCATAGCCTTCAAGAAAGCACTGCGGTACTCACCAGAGTCACGGGTGACTTCTCGGTTATGCACTTCTGCAGTAACTTCAACAGCGGCTTGAGCTGCTTCCATCTTGTCGAGTGATTGGCGTTGCTCGATTGAGCGACCGAGTTGTTCGATCTCACCTTCGAGATTTTCAAAACGTGATTGCTCGTCAGCGTTCAGGACGGAGCGACCTTCTTGGTCAGCACCATCAAGGATAGCACGCGATTTGGCGATAAGCCCTGCGCGCTGTTCTTTCAGTTCATTGATTTTCAAGACATTTCCCCTATTTGGAGCTTTATATGTGTGGAAAGAAAACTTGGGCAGTTGCCCCACGCAGTTGCGTAGCCAGTCGGCTGAATTGTTTTCGGTTATTCAAGTTCTTGGAGTCTCAGACGAGCCTTCGCAAGCCCAACACTCAAGCCATTGCCATCCTTCCGGTTGAGTTGTCGGTCAAGTGAACGCAATGCAACTTCTGTTGCTGGGTAAGCAGGGAAACTCACGGTCGATACGTCTTTGAGACTCAAATCGTGGATAGTTCGCAGTGCTTTGCCATCCCGCTCGGCCCAGTCATCACGAATGACCTGAAAGCCAAACGACATGCCATCAATGTCACCACGCCGGATAGATTCAACCACATCACGACCAGCCTGAGTATTTGCTGGGTCAATCTCAACCCGCAGCCCAACATCGTCAGTAGACATTCGGAGCGTGCCAGACGCACTGCGACCGATGATTTTGCTTGAGTCGTGATCGACCAAAGCACGGACATCGTGTCTTTCTTCTAACGCTCGGTCAAAGGCGTTGCGGTCAATACGCTCGATGAAGCCACCCAAGTCTTGCGAGTCAGAGTCAAATTTTGCTGCGTAACCCACAATGGTTGGCAACTTGTCATCATCTTCATCATGCTCATCGTTCAACTCGATGTTTTGCAAAGCACGAGACTCGTAGAACCTATCCTCTGATCTGTTGTAACCTGGTCTTGATGTCATTGGTTCTTCTGTCTCAGAATCTTCTGACATGGTTTTGAGGTACTCCTCATGCGATTCACAAGGCATGAAAATCTCTTCTCCATCCTCTGTGATCGTGTGGAAACCACTGCAACCAATTGCATCAGCTCGGCTCACTGCTTCTTCTTGAGTGGTGTATTTATCTTCCCCCACTCTTTCACGTTGTTCATCGTTCATATTTTCAGGCATACTGTTTTTTCCTTTAGACGAAAGAGGGTGTTCTTTTGGCAACAAATCAGTGTCGTACTTAGTTCTTCGGAATCTCAAGTTCCGCAAGGCGTAAAGCAGGCCATTCACACGAGCCAAAGCCCACTGATCTGCACTCGTTACGCTTGGTCTGACGCTCTGCGGATTGGTCTTGTAAGCACCAACTCCACGTTTGAAACAGGCTTCCAACATGCGGTAAGTGGCCCGCTTGCGTGGATCGTCTCCGTACTCTTCGTTATGTTCTTCCACCTTGCGTTTGAGTGCCTTCTCAATTCTGGCTGATACTGCACGGTTTTCACGCTTGGCAATGACTTCGTTCACGACTTCTTTCATCTTGCCTTCTCCCAAAGTCCCAATCGTTCCCCATTTCATCTGGGCCACAACACCAGCGATTGAAGAAAGGGTCGGTGATTTGCCACTCTTGAACTGCGCACCATCTTGAAAGTGCCTTGCAATCCACGCTTCTCGCTCTTTGATCCAATCAAGAACTGCTTCTGTCTCAGACCCAGCACGGGCTTTGCCCCACAGGTTGAAAGCCTCATTCCCACGGATGTTGCCACCAGCTCGCCATACATCTGGGTGATCGGACTTCAACCTTTCAGCCCAACCACGGTCAAACTGTGGATGCTCCGAGTTGCGGAGTGAAATCTTTTTGTCATCACCCTTGTTTGGAAAGTCAGTCGCCATCACGAACCGCCCTAATCGTGCTGTTGTCACTGCTGTTTAGTGGGCTATGTCGAATATCAGTTCGGGCTTCGTACTCTTCACCATCATCGGACACGACAGTTTCGCCTCGCAGAACAAAAGGCTCACCAGTAGGAACACGCCTGCCTTCGAGAGATGACCATCTTTGACCTGGACCGTTGAACCACTGAACTTCTTCTACCCCTGCATTGCGGTAGAACTCAAGCATCAAAGCACCTTCGAGCCTTCGCATTTCTGAGTCCAGAATTGTTTCAGCCTTCTCTTCTCTCCAGATTTCGAGAACACGATCAATGTCCTCTGACTGAAGATTGCTTCTTGCACGCACAGAACGTCTGATTGTAAATCTGTCAGCAATGTTCCGCAGAACTTCGTCCTTGATTCCATCCATCTCACCCACTTCTGCAATCGCACTTGAATGGAGTTGTGAAGCGAATTTGCGAATAGCAGGCAAGATAATTGTGAACAGTTGACGTTGATACTCAGACGCGAAGTACCGGCTGGCCCATGTCAAAATAGGCTCATTCCCTTTTTCCCGATATTGCTCGACTGCATCAATCTCAAGTTCGACCATTTCGGAGAGTGAATCAAGCAGGGCAGGTTTAAATGAATCAACAATGCGTTGACGGTCAGCAGGATCAAATGAACGGTGTTCAATGCTTCTTTCAGACGTAGCCCGACTAGGCTGCAATCTCTCCATATTCAATGGGCTTAGATAGTCATCACCATTCTCGCCAATTGGATCTAATTGTTCTGCTCTACGGATGTCATTGATCGACAGGAAACCAGCCTGTCGTGCCAACTGATATGCACGGAATCTGCTCTCCAAGTCACCACGCAACATCTCTTCAAAATGGAACGTGATCTTGTAGTCAGCATTTGGAAGCAGTTTGCTCTCCAGCTCGTTCTCAATCCGTCTAGCCCACGGGGTCAAGGTGTGAGTTACGAAGCCACGGTTCAACTCGTAAATCGAGCCATAGGAAGAAGAGCCATCCAACTCAGCAAGCAGGGTCGGTGGAACCCGATACATCCTTGCAATCTCAAGCGTCTGGAACTTTCTAGTCTGTAGGAACTGGCTTTCGTTAGGTGGTT